CCGTTCACAACAAGGCTGACGCCTCGGGCTGCGCAGATCACAGTCGTGGTGCCGCCGTTGTTGCCATCCACATTGTGGATCGCGCCATCCCCGCCACCGCCAACAGTGACGGTAAAGACGTCGCCCGCAACGACTTCGATGTCGAGTTCGGCAAAACCACCCCCGGCACCGGGTCTGCGCTGGCCACCCCCGCCGCCAGGGCCGAGAGCCTGTATCCGGATTTTCCCGTCAGCTGCAGCTGTCCAGCTGTATGCGCCAGCCGTCAGGAACATGGCTCTGCGCGAATAGCCATTCGATCCCGGCCCGGATGCACTTGTACCGGCCGCCCCACTACCGGATTGGGCCCCCGACAGAAGAGCGTTTCGTACGAGGATCTGAGCGGCTGCAAGCTCCGCCTGTTCGGCGGTACCGGTTGCCGGATCATAGGTTTGTGCAGCAGTAGACAAAGCGTCCAGGAGTGCTGTTTGTGTGGCTTCCAAAGTCATGGCCGGTCCTTACAATCCGACACGCGCAAACAAACGCGTGGCTCTGTTTTCAGGGGAAGAGCTGTGGCTGGAGAGAGCGGCCTTCAGGCCCTGCGGGTGCACCTTGAGTTCCGTGCTTACGCCCTCAACAGTCGCCTCATTCGTTGCAAAGGGCGCACCGCCCAAGGCCTTCGCCGCCTCGGTAGGCGACACGCGCTTGTGTTCTTCGGCCGAGGTGTCCTTCAGCACGAACGCATCTTCATCCATATCGATCTGAGACGCGTTGATCGGGGCGAGCCCTTCGATCGCCAGTTTCAAGGTGCGGTCGGCCGAGAGGTCTCCGCCGCCGATCAAGCCTTCTTGAGTGTTGATCTGGCGGTTTGCGGGGACATAAGCGCCGATGGTCTGGATCTGGATCACGAGGTTTTCCAGATCGGAGAAGGCGATAACCGTGCGGATCTGGGCTTCCGCATTTTGTCCGGACCCAGCCACCGGCTTGTTGATCGGCGGGTCGTAGTGAACGACCGCGATCATGTCGCCGTCTTGATCGAAAAGCCCGGCTTCGCGAATAACAAATGGCCCGTCGTCGGCCTCCAGAAGCGCGTCAAAATAGGATGCATTCGGCGCACCTGTCGCGACACCCTGGGCAATGATCGGCTTTCGGATCAGCTCATTTTCAAGTGCGGTTTCACCACCGGACGGGATGCGGTTGCCATCACCAAAGGCAAGTTCGGTCAGGACAAGCGGCACAGCATTGGCAAGCGATAACGCTTCCTTGTTTTTTCCGGTGGTCGTCAGGATGGAATAGGTGGTCTGCACGTCAAACCTCCTTCGGATGTGCTGTGATGAAAAGACGGATGAGGGAAGAAACACCGGCGCGGGCCTGTGCCGTCACTTCCGGCGGCGCAATGGCCAGCGGAAAGGCGGTAATAACCAGCCGGACCAAAGGGAAAACGCCTGCATAAACCGGCGTGGTGTTTGCGGTCAGCAAGCGCAGGGAATAGTGCCGGGACAGCGGTTTGGAACTGTCGATCGCAGCAAAGGCCAGCCGCCAGATCTTGTCGGTAAACAGATCCGTACCGTTCACTTCACCGATGATATCGAACGTGCCTGGAACCCCTTCCGGCGCTTTCTCAAACCATTCAACAATCTCGGCGTTGATGTTGAGCAAGGAAAGCGCCAGGCGCACGGCCGGTTCCGTTCCAGCTGTTCGGTGGATCTCCCATAAGGCGTCGATCGCGCGGCGTTGCTGGGCTTCCGTCCAGTCGGGATCCCAAAATGGGGCTTTGGCCTCATGCGCCCGCCATGCAAGGTACTTTGAAGGCACTTTAAACGGGTCGTTAAAGTGCTTTAAATCGGCGACCTCGCCGCGCAAAACTTCAACGCCCGGATCACCTACGGAGAAGACACGCTTTTCGTGTTCGGTGGCATAGTCTGTCGGGAGTGTTCTCGGATCAGCCATTGATGACCTCCGCGCTCAAAGAGAGCGTGGTGCACCGGGCGATTTCCGTTGGACCCACGGCAACATCACCGGCAGCTTGCAGATCCACCCACTCAACACCGGGGACGGACAAGGCCGCATACTGCACAGACAGCGGAATTCCGATCCCAATGCGGGACCGGTTCGCGAGCATCTGCTGCCAGGATGCAAGTGCGGCTTCCAGGATCTCCGCTTGGCCGGGGCCGTTGCTAATCTTCAGAACAGCCGTCCGGCTAAACTCGATGATTGTCGCAGGCCGAGGTGTGACCCTGTCTCCGATCGGTCTGACAGTCTTTGCAGAACATGCTTCGTAAACTGCAGATAACAGATCCACTGATGCGGGCGCGGAAAGGTCAAGCGGTGCGATCCAGATATCAATGAGGCAGGGGCTTGGGCTGTCTGCCCAAACATCCAGAAGACCGGGGACAGAGCGTGCCCAATACTCATAGGCATCGCCCGGACCGGCAACGGACCAAGCGGCTGGCGCAAGCCAGATCCGGTGCCGGTAATCGTCATCGGCCTCCATTTCGGCCGGAACGGGCGGCACAGCATCCGGGTCGCCTTCGCTTTTAACCAGGCGCGGTGTTCGGCGCTCCCATCCCCAGACATCAAGATCCGCTTTCTCTGCGGTCGCCAGCCGGTTGGCACGGGACGCCTGGTTGATCCGCTGGCGCACCAGCATTTCCGCATGGGCGTCTGCGCCAAGGTGCGCGCGCACCGGCTCAAACTCACTGCTGTCTTCAAACTCAGTGTCCAGCTCGGAGTATTTCTCAAGCTGGCGCTGATAGAGTTTCGAATAGTCGATTTCCTCAACCATCGACGGCGGCGTCTGATCACCGATTGGAACCACACCGAACGCAAGGCTCATGAGATCACCTCGCTCAAGTCGATCGGGTTTCCGGTCTCTTTGGAAATCGCGTTGATGTAGACGCGGTGTTCGCCATCGGCGGCTTGTTCCGGCGTCACCCCATCGTCTTCACCGCCAAAGCGGATGGTCTTCAGCTCAAGCCGCTTTTCGTGGGTCTGGATGGCCTCGGCGACACCGGCCCGGACAAGTTGGACTTCATACGGATTGCCGGGCCTGCCAATGGACCTGGGCAGATCGCAGGTCAGGTGACGGCGCATGATCAATGAGCCGTGCGTTTTAAGCAGGCGTTTGACCGCCTGCACAATCCGCGCGTCCCCATAGATCCGCCGTCCCGTCTCTGCGTCATACCCGGCCATCGATTATTTGCCCTTCGGCTTTTCAGCCGCGGACTTGTCTTCGCGCAGCTCCAATGTGCCGTTCGTCACAAGGAACCGGGCGGTCTCCTTGGACATCTTCACGCCGTTCTTTTTGATCTCCGGATCATCCGGCTTGATTGGGCGGCCGTACCGGTAAAACGCCTTCTTCACATCAAAGGTGAAGAGCGGTGGTTTCTTGGCTTCAGCTTGAGGTGCGGGGGAACGTCTCATACGGGTTCTCCTGTGAGTTCTGGGCCGCGTTTGACCTTGTCGTGTTTGTGGTCGTGGCCAACGTTCGTGCCGTTGTGGGTGAAGGAAGCACCGGTCACGTCGAATGCGCCTTCGATCTTCACATCGCCCTCAAAGGCGAAGCCGTCATCGTTGATCGTCAGCGTCTTGCCTTCCGGCGAGATCGCCTTCAGGACCCTGGTGTCCGTGCTGGCGGCTTCATGGTCATCATCGGGAAGGCAGGGCAGAAAAACGCCGTTCGCCGGGTCGCCATCCGGGCAAAACACGAGCCCCTGCGCGCCCGCATCCGCTGGCGCGTCAATCTTCCATGCGCCGGCGCTTAATGAGACCTGCGACAGTTCACCGGAAACAAAGCCGGTCCCATCTTCAACGATCACCTTGCCGTTGCGGTTTTCCTTGACCTTCACCTTGCGAAGGACGTTGGCCTGGCGGCGTTCAACCTCGGCCAACCGCTCAAGGATCTGCAGCATCGGGTCCGACTTAGGCATCAGGCCCTCCCGTCTGGCGCTGCGTCACAGCACCCTGCACATCAAACAGGTGGAACGTTTGCTGCCACTCGATTTGCCAGATCGTGGTGCCCTTCTTGTCCAGGGACGGCGAATAGTGATTGGCGGCGAAGAGACCGGACGGCTTGTTCGCACCAGCAAGGCCAAAGCGGTTGCCGTCAACAAACAGCGTTGCGGCCCCAACCAGGTCAGCGAGATCGCCAGACTGTTTTGCCCGGCGCTCAGAGGGCGGCACCAGAAACACACCAAGGCGCAAGACGATCTTCTGCGCGCCGTTGGCATGTGCGCCCACTTCCGCAATCCGGCCGATCCCAACAAAGGCGGCTCCAGATCTCGGGACTGCGTTCTTGGCAAGAAACGCTTCGGTCAAGATGCCGGGTGACGGTTCAACCTTCGCGCTGGAAGCCAGCAGCTCGGCAGATTTGATGGAGGTGGCAACCGCGCCTTGAATATCGCTGAGTGTTTTGGGTTGGATCAGACCGCTCATTGCAGCACCTCCCCAACAAAGCGCAGGGCCGCACCTTCAAGCTCGCGGGCATTGTCCTGGCTGATCCCCACATAGGGCCGCGCCGGGATCGTGACTTCCTTGGCAAAGACCGGACTGCCGCCGATCGAAAAGGCAAGGATCTTAGCACTGTCCGGTTTGATTACCGCGCCGAACTGGTGGACGGCGGCATAGACCAGGGCAGATCCCCACGCGACCGCATCAGAGCCATCGGCCTGGTGATCAATGCTGTCCGCCAACGCCCCTGTTTGAAACAGAAGGGAAGAGCCTTCCGCATTCGCTGGCCAGGCTTCGCCGTCCGGTCCCGTCTTTTCCTCTTCCAGCCGCCGTTTGGTCTGGCTGGCACCAAGCGCACCCAGACCGTCCAGCAGCTCGGACTTGTCCAGCCCGGCCGCGCGATCAAGGGCCGCAATCGGCTCGTCAAACTGGAAAGAGGTTATGAACTGAAATCCGCTCATCTCACCACTCGCTGAATTCTGAGCGGGAGAACTGGCGCTCCGGCGCGATCATCTGAACATCGGAAGTGGTCGCAGCTGCAGGCCCGTTTTCGTCTTGCCCTGTGCCCTGTTTGGTCACCGGAAGATCGGCAACGCCTTTGGCCACCGACTTGAGATAGTCGATCGAGGCTTTGTAGCGTTCCTTGATGTCCTCAGTGACCTCATTGGCAGTGCGCGCCAGATGGTAGGTGGCAATCGCAACCGCATGGACCCTCAACACCGGGATTGCTGCCGGGTCAATCACGGGAACCGGGTAGCGGCTCGCAAGCCACCCGTCCATTTCGGCACTGGCGGAGACCAGGGCCTTGTCAATGCCGGAGACATCAGCCGCGCCGTCTCCATCGGTATCCCCGATGAAGCTTTGGCTTTCCTCTGCCTCCAGCCAGTCCTGTGCGATTGCATAAGCCATCACGCGCCGGGTGCCTCCAGACGTGCTTTCAGCGTGTCGCGCTGCTCATCGGTCAAACCGGCAAGAGCTGCGGTGACATCAGCCTTGGACAGGTCCCGGTCGATCGCGGCTTCGATCGCAGCAACCTTGGGCGATCCATCCTTGTTGAAGTCTTCCGGCGTCAAGTCTTCCAGAACGGCCTTGATGATGGCAGCTCCAGCGTCCTCTTCAGTGCCGGTCGGATCGTCAGCTGTGGCATCTGCTGTACCGAACCGCAGGGACAGGACAGGATCGTCTTCCAGGCGCTGAAGTTCGGTTTCGGAAAGCTCCGCTACATTGAGCGGCACCGGCTCTTTTGCCTTGAAAAGACGGCCAATCCGCCAGCGGTCACGGCTCGCGGTCACAGTGACCACGTCTTGTTCTGCATTTTTGGTCATGGTTGGTCTCCAAAGAGACCCGGACGGATACCGTCCGGATCTTGGCGCCCAGTTCTTTGGGCTTGCGTCAGGCGAGATGCGGCGAGACGAACAGCTCGGTAATCCCTTTCAGGATGTTGTCTTCACCGCCCGTCTTGCGGGCCTGTTCCAGAAGCTCCCGCGCTTTCCACTGGTTGGAAGACCCAACCACCAGCAGGTTCGGCTTGATCGCGAGCTTGCCGCCCTGATCGTTCTGAAGGTCAGTCATTGACTGATAGGCCGACTTGAAGTTGGCCTCTGTTAGGTCCGCCTTGGAGCCGAACGCCATTTGCCAGAAGCTGTAACCAACGTTGGCGCGGGCTTCGATGCCGTACAGATACTCGTTCTTCATGAAGACCCGCTCCGTTGTGTTCGGATCGGTCATCTGAGCGAATTGAGGTTTCTTGCGCATTTGCAAGATGATCGGTTTCAAGGCCTGCGTGGTGTCCATAAGGAACCAGGGCGCGCCGCCACCAGCTTGCATGTTGGAGACGGTTCGAAGAGTACCTTCGGCTTTGTCACCAACCGGGTGGTCGGTATCAAAGAAGTTCTGCCCGTCGTAACAGGCTGTGCTGAACCCGGCTGCGAGCGCTGGCCAGACCAACTCATCTGGCCAGCGGGCCGCTGCCCGGCCTTGTGCTTGGAAGAGTTTGGAATAAACGCCGAGGTTGTCGTCTTCGATGTGCTTTTTCAGAACGCCGACAGTGTTTTCAAAGTCCTCGTTCTCGATGGCGTATTTGTGCGCGGCGACGGCTTTGACGACACGGTCGCCAACCCACTTGCGCAAAGACGGCCATTGGCCAAGCCAGCCATATTCGTTTTGAGCTGTAGTCGAAGAGATTTCTTCGGCCACCATGTTCCAGGTGGGCGTAACTTCATCAAAGCCCGCCTGGTAATTCGATTTGAAGCCGACGCCGAGCGTCTGAAGATTTGCTCCGGTGAGTTCCATTTTGAAAAGTCTCCGCTAACGGCCGATACAGCCGGGTGAAAGGCTGATCAGTCGAACGAGATCCAAACGCCGACGTCGTCAACGTCGCGCACGGTTCCAGCTTTCGACCGGGTGTTGGTGCCATCGGTTGCGGCAACGGTTTCATCGTCAACGATGTAACAAGGCTGACCGATGGAAGACCGGGTGACCGGATCGCCAACGTCATTCCCAAGGCGGAACCAGTCGTCCCGCTCAACGGTGACGTTGGTATCGCCATCCGCGCCGGAGCTGTTGTCGGCGGTCGTGATGGCTATCCCGATCGCAACAAGCCCGGTGGCGGTACGACCACGCGTGGCAAAGCCGTTTTCCAGGACGGCAAGTGCCCCACCAAAGATCTTGGTCGCAGCCGCAACTGGATGGCTCGGCGTGCGGCCAACGCGCTTATAAACTTTCTGTCTGGACGTCAGCATCAGGCGGCTCCCTTGTCTGCCGCCAGATCCTTGGCGAAATCGTCATGCGACAGGCCAAGTTGATCAGCGATTTTCATTTGATCGGCGGAGAGCAAGGCTTTGCCCTTGCCAGGGTCAACCGTGTCCAAGCCGCTGTTCGCGGCCACGGCCAAAACGGGCGCGCCTTCGATAAAGGCCTTGAAGCCTTTCAAGCCCTCAAGACCGGACCGGCAGGCAGCCAGGTGATAGTCCTTCGAAGCCGGAGCGATCTTGCCGTCCTTGATCGCCTGATCGACCAGGTCGGCAATCTCCGCGTCGGCGGTTTGCTTCAGGCTGTTCAAAGCCGTGTCGCGTTCGCCGACCACCTTGTCGTAGTCGGAACGCGGAACGAACTTTTCAACGTCCGGCATTTGGGCCGCGTTCTCAGCCTTGGCCTTACCGGCGTCCAGTTCCTCCACGGCCTTGATGATTGCGTCGTCCGA